AACTGTACGCTTACGCAGACAACCCCAAGAACCTGATTCTACGTGAATTCATTGCAGAGCAAAGGTTATCTCAAAATAGATTTACAACACTTTTATCAAAAGATCCTGATCTCTTAGAGGCTTACCACTATGCACGTCTTAAAATCGGTATACGTAGAGAAAAGAAAGCTTTAGAAAACGAAATCAACGCATCGGTGTATAAAGACTCACAACCGCTTTACGATGATGATTTGAAAGCTTGGGAAATAGAAAAGAAAAAAGGGGCTATCTCAATTGATGACGGATTGAAGAAACTCGAAATAATCTACGCAAAGGCGACAGGTGATTCTTCAACTAAATCCGATCATCTCGATGATGACGAGTAAAGGCCACGGCTACGCAAACTTTCTGATTGACTCAGGAGAAGAAGGGGAACTTTACTGGATCGTTTTTTTAGATAATTGTGAGATTTGGACATTTAAAAATAGCGAAGTAAGACTTTCTAAAAATATAAGTTTAGGTCGTAAGTAGCTAGAAAACTTCTCATGTTTTAATTTGTATTCACCAGATCGAAAAAGCTGGAGGGGTTATGATTGTTTTTCCCGACAAAAGCAAAAGATTGATTGTCGTTGATAACATCAAAATACTCTATTCCAAGATAGAAAAAGACCCAGAAGGTTGGATATCTTTTACTGTCTATAGCCCAATACCTTTTGATCTGGTAGAAATAGAAACCATTGACCAGCAACTATTCAAAGCCTGGTTTAACGGTAGAATATGGGAAGGATACAAAATAAAGAATTCTCCCCCTGTAATCAAATGGCGAAGAATTAGGGAGCGGTAAAATGCAACAAGGGTTTATGGATAAATTAAAAGAGTCTTTGGGAATGCGACACAAAGGCAAAAAGAAACAATCACTTAAAGCGAGAGCGCATGAGTCTGAAGGTATGGAGAAAAAAGCTGGCAAGAAATCTTATGCTAGTGTTTCGAAGATGGATAAAGGCTCTAAAAAACTTCCTGGAATGAGTAAAGAGCACGCCAAAGAATACGCAAAATATTCCCATGCACAATTGAAGAAACACATGAAGGGTGAAAAAGTTCTTCTTGGTATCAAGATCATGGCGAAAAAGAAGAAGTAATATGGAAAAGTGGATTCAAAAAGCACTCAATCCTAAGTCTAAAGGCAAACTCCATAAAGCACTTAAAGTACCTATGGAGAAAAAAATACCTGTTGCTAAACTAAAATCAGCTGCAAAAAAAGGTGGCAAGCTCGGTAAAAGAGCAAACCTAGCTCTAACCCTTAGGAGCTTTAAACGTGGGAAATAGTTCTCCAAAACCAACGAACCCTGCTTTATATGCACGTGTCAAAGCAGAAGCTAAGAAGAAATTCAAGGTGTACCCATCCGCATACGCCAACGCTTGGCTTGTCAAAACATATAAAGCTCGGGGAGGGGGTTATGAGTCTTAAAAAATGGTTCGCTGAAAAATGGGTGAATATCGGCAAGAAGAAAGATGGATCATTCGCCCCATGCGGTAGACCGAAAGCCAAATTAGCTTCTAAAGGTTATCCCAAATGCGTTCCTCTCTCAAAAGCAACCACTATGTCTCCTTCGGAAATACAATCAGCAGTAAAGCGCAAAAGGGCTAAAAAACAGGGCGTAAAAGGCAAACCTACGATGGTAAAGACCTATGCATCTAATCGCTCTAAATCATCACGCTAAAGCATTCGGAGAATCACCATGGCAAAGACACCAGCTTGGCAACGTAAAGAGGGAAAATCAAAATCAGGCGGACTCAATCCCAAAGGAATTGCTTCCTACCGTAGAGAAAATCCAGGCTCTAAGCTTGCTATGGCTGTAACAGAGAAAGACCCAGGGCCAAAAAGGGCAGCACGTAGAAAATCTTATTGCGCTAGATCCGCAGGACAGATGAAGATGTTTCCAAAAGCTGCAGCAAATCCAAAATCACGTCTAAGGCTAGCTCGTAAGAAGTGGCGTTGTTAATCGGCATTTAAAAGGATGGTCTAGCGTTTAGTCATAAGCCGATAGTGATGGCTGAAAAATTCAGTAATGCGCTAGATTTTTTTTTGACCTAGTTTATGCTTGATTATCTACTCTTTAGCTTTTAGAGGTCAAAAAGTCGCCAAATGGTTTGGTAATAGAGTAGACTTTTAAAAAAAAAGAGAGGTAAAAACCTCTCTAATAAAATTCCAAAAAACACTCAGGGCGTTACTCCTTTCCCATTACTGGGTGTAAATAAGTTCTGAATATTTTTCATCAATCTGATGATTGATAAACGTAATATATCCATAAAGACAAAAAAAGGAAACAAGTAAAAAAAGAATATGCCACCCACTTCTTTGTGGATGGAACGCGGAGTAAACGCCTAGGGAGAACATTTTAAATGATGAGTTTAACCTTAGATGTAGCATCTCTTTTAGGTTGCGTCAAGTCTTCTATCTTTTTACCTGGTGCATCCCAATAAATAAGAGTCCCATTTTGCATAGCAGTAATAGCAGCCATGTAGGGTTCTACCCATTCAGGCTTGAATAAATCCCAATTCTTTTTGAAATAAACCGTGTCCTCTTGCTTGGGTAAGCTATAGATGAAATACAGGCACTCTTTTTGATTGTCGTAGTAGTAAAGATCTTGGCTCCAATCGGGTTCGGGTTTTGTTGATCTGACAAAATACCTAGTTTTGATAACGTTGGTATTGGTGTAGTCGTTTTTGCTAATCACCACGATATAATAACCTTGGGGGTCATAGTTACGATGTTCAGCAATTATCTTATCCATCATCTTTTGGTGATTCTTTTTTTTCTCATCTACTATCTCTTGTACTTGCAACCTTTCTTGAGTGCTATAAGCATTTGCTGATAGTTCAGAGATGTTGATTTCTTTGGTATTTTTTCTACCTTCTACGAGATCTATTTCTTTCATATCTTCCTTCAAAGCTAAAGATTATATAACAAAAAATTGACATTAACAGTAGGTAAAATTAATTTAGTGTTATCTTGTTCGGCTAGGCGTACCCTAGACAAGCGAGGCAGTAATAATCCATTCGCCAAGGAAAAGCTCATGAATGACGAAGAACCAATTGATGTGTTAGAGCAAGAGGTGTCACATCAGCCTCAAGAAGTTCAAGAGCCTACGCAAGAGGCTCAAGTTCAGGAATCTAAACAAGATCGGAACTGGAGAGAAATGCGTAAAAAGCTCGAATACTACGAGCAAAGATTAGAAGATTTTGAAAAAAGACAGCCCCCAGCCGTCAGCCGTCAGCCTCAGCCAGAAGAAGAGGATGTCGCATTAGCCGACGATGATATCGTCACAGCGAAAGACGTAAAGTTGCTCGCAAAGAAAATGGCTAAAGAACTCTACCAACAAGAGAGGGTGAAGTTTGAAGCGGAGACAGCAGAGGACAGGCTTAGATCAAAGTTTACTGATTTCGATGACGTGGTAAGCGAGGAAAACGTTAGAAAGCTAATAAAAGATGAACCAGAACTAGCGAAAGTCTTAAGAGCTACTAGCGATCCTTATGCGAAGGGTGTTGCTGCGTATAGGTATATCCGCATGATGGATAGGGCAAATCCAGAACAGGTGGATAAACAAACCATACGTCAAAACCTACAGAAACCGAGAACAACCTCCTCTTTAAAAGAAAGCGGACTTGACCACGCAGAGGAATTTGCTTCGGGAAGAATGACGACAGAAATGCGTCAAAAGTTGTATGAGGAAATGCGAGCATCTCAAGGACGACGCTAACTAATAGAGGTTAGAGATGTCTATTACAACAACTTCAACACTGCCTCCTCAAGTTCTTCTATCATTTTCGATGAAATTGCTCAGTACTCCTGTGCCTTATTTCATCCATACAATCGGTGCGGACTATAGAACCATGCCGGCAAATGGTGGAACAACTCTGAGGATGACCAGATATAACCCATTGGCAGCAGCACTTGTGCCAATCGGTAATTCGGGACAAACTCCCCCAGCTCAACAATTAACCGCTGTAAACATTGATGCGGTCGTAGGATTCTATGGAACTTACGTAGAATTAAATGAGCAAGTAACCCTGCAAAGACAAGATCCTGTCCTTAACGCAGCTGCGGAAAGGCTCGGTGTCAGCTTAAGACAAACAGAGGATGAACTTACAAGAGATCGTCTTCTTTCTACCATGAGTCAACTAAACGCCACTGGGGGATCAAACGGTAGAGTTATTGCCGTTTCAAAATCAGACCTAATTGACTTCAAACTCCCACTCGCTGCGTAGGCGAAGGACAAGAAGGCGGAACCCGATAGGGACCGTGAGAGACTAAAGCGGTCAGATACTAGAAATAGTAAAGCGATAGTCCGACCTTCGTAGTAATACGAAGAGGTAGTCAGAAATGACTACCCGCTTAGATAGAAATACCTTTTTGGTAAAAAGATGTTAAAAACAATAAAAAAACTATTTAAGTCATTAAAAGCAACAGTTTTGGATAACCCAACCGAACTAACATTCTCCGATGTAGTGAATGTAGTTAAACAACTTCGTAGCAACAATGCCTACGAGTTTATGGATGGTATCATCGGAGAAAACCGTATTGGAACAAGCCCAACAAGAGATGCGTACCTAGCTATGGGTTCGACTCAATTGCAAGGTCAGTTCGAAAACATTTCTCAATTTACCTACAAATGGAACTACCCATCCGTGCAATCCACTATGCCATCTGAGTATGGCGCGATTGCAAACGTTCGCTTCTTGCTCTCCTCAATCGGAGCCAAGTTGCCTAACGCTTCTGCAAACGGTGCTGATGTGTATCCACTAATCGTAATCGGTAGAGAGTCCTACTGTATCGTTGAACAAGATCGTTATAGCTCTTCGTTCATCTATAGACCGCCAATCTTCTCTTCTCCACTAGCGCTTAACGCGACAGTGGGTTACAAGATGGCCTATGCTGGTGTTATCACCAACGATGCCTGGGTATTCCTACTTAACTCAACGCTTTCATAAGGAGATAGAATATGGCAGTATATGGCAGCTTTACCTCCGATGGCGTATCCGAACTATTGGATATCGTAGCGGGAGCAAAATATTTAAAATTAACAAACTCAAGCGCAGCTGGACAATTTGAGTGGTATGAAGGCTATGCAGCTGGTACCGCTACAAACGTATCAAATGGAGCAGCAATTACATCAAACGGTGTAACAGCGTTTCTTTCATCTGAAAGTAACTTTGCAGCTCAAAAAAACATGAGTGCACCATTTTCTGCATCTGCAGGATTTGGTCAAACAACAATCACAGTTTTGGGTCATGGTTATGTTGCTGGTGATATCATCAAAATCACTAATACAACTAGCATGAGACAAATTGCAGGAATGTTTTTCCAAGTTGCAATTGTAGTTGATGCAAACAACTTCAAGATCAATCTGGATTCATCAGGATTCGCATCACAAGCAACAGCTGGTGTTTGCCAAAAACTGATTGTTCCGCAATTGTGGCAACCAAGACAGAAATTCATTGTAGGAATCACCCGAGGTGCTACTACAACAATTAAAACATCTGTAGATCACGGTTATTCCGTTGGTCAATTGGTAACTCTTCAAGTCCCATCAGACTTTGGATCAGTACAATTGAATGGTCTTAGAGGAAGAATTTCTTCTGTACCAGCAGCAGATGAATTTGTGGTAGATATTGACTCATCCGCAGCAACAGCTTTCGCATTCCCAGCATCTGGGGCTGTGCCGTTTAGCTTTGCTCAAGTTGAGCCAGCAGGATCACAAACTACCTTGGCCCAAGGAAACGTAACACCTGGAGCGTCTGAAAATGCAGGCGTTAGAGGTCTATTGCTTGGCTCAAGCGTGATTGGTTCAGCAGGTAATGTAATTTACTACTATGCATTAACCTAACAAACTGGGGGGTGGGAAACCGCCCCCTTTAACTTTAAAAGGAGAACTATGACAGTATCTGCAATCGTTCACAAAGAACACGATATCATCGTTAAATCAAACGCTAACCCGTTACCTACCGATGAGAAAAAAAGAAAAGAAGAGCTAAACAAGCGTATGCAAGAGGATTTGAAAAAGTTCCGTTGCCGTTTTATAGATCTTCAAGCACCTATGACTGGCTCTATTCAATACACTCTACAACTCTATCCAAATCAACCCGAAATTAGACAAAAACTCATGTCGGGTAGAACATATGAGCTAACCAAAATGGAAATTAAACATTTGATGGATAGTAAAATTCCAAAATATGATTATGTAACCGATCCTGTTAGTGGATTACAAGTCCATAAACAAGTAGGATATGAAAAAAGATTCTCTGTAGAGATACTTCCTGAGGGGCTATGAGTGCAACGCTACAACAAATAAGGACAAAAGTTCGAAGAATTACGGCTTTAGACACTCCAGCTAAGCTTAGTGATGCGAACATAGATTTTTACGTGAATACGTTTTATCTCTATGACCTCCCCGAACAAATGAAACTGCTAAACCTCAAAGAAACGTACCAGTTTTATACCGAGCCTTTTGTTGCTAGCTACTCTTTCCCTAAGAATGACTATACACTTGTAGAGCCATTGATTCAGGTTAATGGCTATGAGACACAATGGTTCCAAGATCCTCTAATTTTCAATCGCACATTCCCTACACTTGATGTAACTCAACGTATTGGAACAGGTAGCGGTACCACAGGACCATTTACCGCAACACTTGGCACTAGCCCAGTCCTTGCAGGTTATACAAACGGTGTTGGAACAATTGTTTCTAATGTGATTGTTGCCTCTATTGATATCAACGGAGACTCAATCGTTTTAAGAGACAATGGTCAGGGTTTATTTTTAGACTCTAATGGAGCAATTGTACCCTTCTGCACAATCAACTATCTAACAGGCGTAATTGGTATTGTTTTCCCTATTGCGATTCAAAGTGCAGCAGATGTGAATTGTACCTACTACAGCTACAGCGCTACACGACCTACGTCGGTTTTATTCTTTGAGGATACGTTCACTTTTAGACCAATCCCAGACCGCGCCTATATCGTAAATATGAACGTCTACAAGAAACCTACTGAACTTACGAACCCTACAGATGAACCCGTATTCAATGCTATGTGGCAACTTCTTGCATTTGGAGCAGCTCAGAAGATCTTCATCGATACAGGAAAGTTAGACCAAGCACAAGCCTACCAACCCTACCTAGAAGAGCAAATGGATCTTGTGAGAAGAAGAACATTAAACCAACAAGATGTGCAGAGAGTGGCAACGTTATACTCTGCTCAAATGACAGGACAATTTAGTAACAATAACTTTTTCTTTTAGGATGAAAGTATGTCTACATATACAACAAATATCCCTCTTTCAGCCCAGAAAATCAAAAATACCACATCTCTCATACGAGCAAACTTTGACAACTTAGCTGCTGGATTATCAAACGATCATGCTGATATCAATGATCCAACCTCAGGAACAAGACTCACACATGACAAAGTCAGATTGAATGTACAGGGGGCTGCACCAAGTACAACAACTACACAAATTGCACTATATTCAAAAAACGTTTTGTCAAATGCAGTAAATTATTCTGAACTTTTCTTGAGAAGAGCAAATAACGGTACGGAAATACAATTTACTACTGGTGGATTGTCACCGCTTTTAGGTGGGGATTATATAAATCCTCCAGTCAATTCAACTGGTTATACCTTTTTACCTGGTGGACTAGTTTACTACTGGGGAATTAAGCAAACAGGATTTGATAACAATATTCCTAATACGTTACCAGATATAACTGGAAGGGTTATTAAAAAAATATATTCTTTAAACTGTCAACCTTGGCAAGATGGAAGTAAAACAACATTCTTCTATTTCGTTAATCAATTAAATGTAACGACAAGTCCCGCAACTTTTAGAGTTCTGCATTTAAAAAAAGACGGTACTAGTGCTTCAGCAGATGAACCAACCATATTTCAAGCAATCGTTGAGTTAGCACCATGAGTGTAAATAATCTCGTTATTTCAGATTTCGCAACAGGATACCAAACAAACATCGCCCCAGCGAAGTTGTCTAACGATGCATTCCCTACACTTGAAGACGCTCTTATATGGCGTAATCGTTTAAAGCAAAAAGACGGTGTTAAGCTAGTTGGTAGATTAAGACGTGAAATTGAATTTACGTTGGGTTCAACAAATGGTTCAGGGGCATTTAGTGGGAATATCATCACGATTGCCTCACTTGAAACAACTGCAAACTTTGAAGGAGAATCCTTTAGCATCGTCATAGGTGCTGCGACTCTTACCGACAATGGTTTAGGTGTTTTGGCTGGTGGTGGAGCAACAGGAACAATCAATTACGCTACAGGTGCTATAACAATCGCTTCAGCTCCAGCAGCAACGTCTATTGTAGCTACATTCGCTTATTACCCTGGCTTGCCTGTCATGGGTTTACCAAACTTCGATACTACTCAACTCAACATTGAAGAGAATCTCGCATTCGACACTAAGTACGCCTATAAGTTTGTAACCACACAATACGAGGATGAAAGCTTTTACAAAAGCACGAGCACTCCAAGGCCAGCAGTAACATGGACAGGTGCAAACTACCAACAGTTTGACACGTTTAACTATCGTAATGTTCTTTGGACGACGAATAACGTTCCTGGACAACATGTACTTTCTGTAACTGTTTCGGCTTATGCTGGCACAACAGTAACTACTTCTGGACCACACGGTCTATCGAACGGAATGGTGGTATCGTTTGTTTCCTCAACAATAGTTGCTGGAATTATTGCTTTCCCATTTGTAATCAGCAATGTAACTGCAAACACATTTGATATCAGCCCAGCCACAGCCCCAGGCCCAGCCATAGGTGATGGAATCATGGTTGTAGGAGGTTCTCTAACTGGCACAGGAGACGGTATCCGCTGGTATGATGGAACAGGATTTGTAAACTTCCAACCACCTCTCAATCTCAACGCAAATCCAGCACTTGCGGATATAGTGTATCTCAGGGGTGCTTTAGTCGGGTGTGTATTCAAAGATAGAACCATTTTCTTTAACACCGTTGAAGCAAAACAAGGCGTATCGAATGCAAACGCCCAAAGATATCCACAACGGGTGCGTTGGTCACAAAATGGAACACCTTTCTGGGGACAAAACCCAACTGGGCAAGTAGTAGATCCTTACTCATGGGATGAAACTAAACCAGGTCGGGGAGGTTATATCGATGTCCCTACCAACGAGTTTATTACGAGCATAGCGCAAAACAAAGACGTAGTTTTGATCTATTGTGAACGATCTACATGGAGATTAGTTTATACAGGTAATGAAGTCCTCCCGTTTGTATTTCAAAAGATCAATGACCAGTTAGGTGTAGAATCTACCTTCTCCACGGTTCAGTTTGATAAATACGCTATGGGTTTTGGTCAGACAGGAGTTCATGAATCTACAACTACGGACATCCTAAGAGTAGATGAAAGAATCCCATCAGAAATATTCAAGATCAAAAACACCGATTTTGGCCCGCAAAGAGTTTCTGGTAATATCAACTACTTCGAGGAAATCGTCTATTTTGCGTATCCTGATGCAACAATTACTTCTTTGAATAACGAAACATTTCCGTATCCCAATAGAATTTTGGTTTACAACTACGTCAACAAATCGTTTGCAAAATACCGAGATAACGTTACCGCCCTAGGCTACTCTTATTTGAAGATTGATCAATCCATTACATGGAATACAGAGATAACATGGGGTGAAGCAGATTTCGAATGGGGATCGGCTGAGCAAATAACTGGCTACCGTAATTCTATTGGAGGAAACCAAAAAGGGTATGTATTTGCCTTTTTGCTAGGTCTAAACGTTAACGATGCACAACTCAACATCACCGCTGTAAACAACACTACAGGTGCTCTAACTGTGACAGATCACGGTTTTGATGAAGGAGCAGCGATAAGAATTACTGGATGTGTAGGGACATCAGGTATTAATGATTATAATTACATAGTTTCGATTATTGATAATGATACTGTAACCGTTACTAAAGCAGATGGTTCGCCTCTAGGCTGGAGTGGGACATATCTTGGTTTAGGACAGATTACAAAAATTATTGTACCAAACGTAGTCACCAAAGATTTCAACTACTTCCTACAATCCCCTATCTCAATTCGAATCAACGAAATCGATTTCTACGTAGCCCAATCAAGCGGTGGTTCATTTGTTTGTAATATCTACGACAACACCACACTTGGTAACCCCATCAATGGGGACATTACTACGAACTTAGGTACCGTTACCACAATCAATAACATCGATTATTCTGATAGCAACCTTGTATCAACAGCCCCCTCGCAACTTCTTATTGGAAATCAATCTCAAGAGTACGTTTGGACAATACTGCAAAATAGCGTGCAAGGACAATCTTTAAGAATGCAGTTAACTTTGGACACAAGACAAATTGCTAATTATGCCACAGAAAGTTACGCCCAAATGATCATACAGGCAATCGTTATCCAATTTACTTCAAGTGGTAGGTTGATCCAATGACGATTAACTCAAGTAACTACATCCAAGCATTCTTACCAAACTCTGTGGATTTTACCGATGACCCTAAGTTTCTCCCCGATCAGTTGACTTTTGTTTATAGTTTGATTGCAACCGCTGTTAATTTGCGTCAGATTGGATTTTATTTGTCAGAAGAGCAAATCACAGGCCAACAAGTTTATATTCCAGGCAACCCACAAAGAAACCGTTTTGCTTTTAGAAAAACATTTGAATGCGGAACGTTACCGAACACAGGAACAATCAACATCGCTCACGGTATTGATTTCACAAATACCGATCTAGAATTCTTAAACATCTATGGAGCATCTACACAACCTACAGTAGGTGCCATACCGCTACCCTACGTACAAGCTACACCTCAAGTGCAGTTAGACCTCACAGCGACTAACATCGTTATCACAACCTTTGGCAATTATACGGCCTACACAAAGACTCTTGTGACAATTGAATACGTCAAAAATGCGTAAACTAGTCTAAAAAAAATAAAACTGCCATTGTTATAAATAAAAGTTGAGGTTTTATGTCTATTACTCCATCAGGGTTTCAACCTGGCGGTTTAACTAGCCCCACATTCACACCTTCAGGTCGGGGAGGTTTGAGAGATTTTCTTTTAGGTACACCTGAACAATTCGTGCGTACACCTGGTCGTGAAATGCTTTATGAGCAGATGATCAGAGGTTTAACGCAGAACCTACCTCGTGGATACGATCTACTGAGTACTCTCCTTGGGCCATCTTCAGGACTCTATAGCGAATTCGAACAACCAGCAATCCGCATGATCCAAGAAGAACTTGTACCAGAGTT